TTTAGACCAAATATTAGAAGAAGCGTTTTTAGAAGGACGTGAGAGTGAGGATCCTGTTTCGTTAGATAATGATGAAAATAGTTCCTTTATAATCACTGAATGTTGCCGCTTGCAATTGTATGATTGGTTACAAACTGAAAATGCAACCTTATATATAGGTTTGATAACCCTGCTTGCTATGGTCCCAACTGCTTATATGATTTATTCGCTTTTATTTCCAAACCCTTCACTTTATCAAAACCTTCTTAAAGAGGACTCTGAGACTGTTGAAGTAGAGAGTAAAGATGATAGAAAAGGTAAGCATGCTAAGCCAAAACGCAAGCATGGAACAGAAAATATCAATACGAATGATTGGTATCCAGTTAAAGTTGAATCAAGTGACGTTTCGTACTACTATTCTATGGAGAAGAAGCTTTCAAAGTGTCTTTTCTACATTCTGGCTGCTGCCTTTGATGAGAAAGAGAACATAATTACTGAAGGATATTGTGTTGGATTTCATCTCAAAGATAGGTTGATGTGCGTTCCAGATCATTTTTATGCCACTTACGTGGATTATAAAGATGTTCGGTATATCATGAAATTTGGTACTACAAAATTGAACTTTCGAGGACCACTTAAAGCCTGGCGCAAGAAAGATATGGACTTGGACGTTTTCGAGCTCCCGATCAAGAATTGTAATACTCCGCCTGCAATTTGGCCTTATTTAGATGATCATCCAGAGTTGGAACTGGAAATTGGGTTTCCAATGAATCTTGTTTCAATTGACCATAAAGGCGCTGTTGACATTCGAAATATGAACAATAGTACTACGCGGCAACGCATGACCTATACGCATGGACATGAGTTTTATGTCGTGGAAAAACCTATTTTCCACTATTGTCACACGTCTGGGGGTGATTCTGGTTCTGTTGGAGTTATTCGAGGACCAAATTTTGAACCTATCGTTAAATTTGTTCATGTTTGTACTTTTGATTATGAAAATCGCCATACCGCTGTTGGATTGCCTATTTCTAAGGAATTTTTCAAATTCCTAGATTATCAGGAAGTTCGAGTGGAGTCTGGAGCCAATTTTCCATTGGTTGTGCACCATGAAGTCGAATTTAACAAAGGAGCTTTTTATCCATTGTATCACAAGTTTCGTAAGACTTGTTTGCACGGTATTAATGGTGAAGAAACTTATGCTCCCGCAAGGTTGCGTGATTTTCATGTTTATGAAAATGATGAAATAGTTGAAACCATATCACCATATAATCTTGCAGCGGAAAATTTGAGTCAAGGTGAGCCTAAACAGTGCGATTTTTATCGAGAAGAAATTCTCGAGATATATCGTTATTTTTATCCAAAGGTTGCTGGTGAATCTCGTATACTCAGTTTAGACGAAGTAGTCAATGGTATTCCTGGAGAAATGTCTTCTATTAATGTAGGTACATCCATGGGTTATCCTTGGACTATTAAACATAAAAATGGGAAAACATCCGTGTTACAATTCAATTTGAACACGCAGAAATATGACATTGACCCTGAATTTAGGAAAATTATGGAGGCGTATGATGAGAAACTCCGTGCTGGAGAAACTGTTGAATATATTATGACAGATTGTCTCAAAGCCGAGCTTAGACCACTTGACAAGGTCAAGAAAGGTAAAACTCGACTTTTTAAAATAGCACCGGTACACCAAACCCTTGCTATGGGACAATATTGTGGAAAATATTTCAATTCTATGCATAAAACTTGTGTAACAGGCCCTTCCGCTATTGGTATTAATGCATTTTCACCACAATGGACTCAACTATATGCTCGTATGGCACAGAAGAATGAATCAGTGATATCTGGTGATTTCAGTAGATTTGATTCTACTGTACCCTCAGAATTAATTACGTTGATTTGTGATTATGTGAATGAGTGGTATGATGATGGTCCCGTGAATGCTCGAGTTAGGCAGATTTTATTTAAGTCAATCTGTTCTCCCCGATCTATATGTGGACTTAAGGTGTATGATTGTGTAGATTTAGTGCCTTCTGGGTGTAGATATACCTCAGAGATTAACACTAAAGCGTGTATGGCTATTCTTTATACAGTTTTTA